ATAGCAACGAATGCTTCTACAGCAGTTCTTATTAAAAAGGCAGACGCAAATCCAATTAAATTAAATTTGCATAATTCCTCTGGTGGAGTTATTTACGTTGGTGGGGCAAATGTCTCAAGCGCAAACGGCTATCACTTAAACAATACAGAGTCACTAGAATTGACTTTGCTTTCAGGTAACTCTTTGTTTGGTTTATCAGGTTCAGGTTCTAGAGATATTGCTTGGTTTGAGCAGGATATTTAATGCCATATTTTATTACTGATTCATCAACTGATTGTTCTGGTTGGGCAACAATTAAAGAAGATGGCGAAGTTATGGGCTGTCACACAACTAAACAAGCAGCAGTTGATCAGATGGTTGCTATTTCTTTAGCTGAAGATATGTCACCAGGTGGCGAATTAGGCAAACGTAATGCTTCTGGCCCTAAAGCAATCATTGTTGATATTGATGACACACTTATTCATAATGGTCAACCTATGCAACTCGTTATTGATTATGTTGATGCTTTAGAGGGTCGAAAGTTTATTGTTACTGCAAGACGTGAAGCGCAAAGGTCAGAGACTGTTTCACAGTTAGCAAGTTTTAATATTAAATATTCTCGCTTGTTTATGAAGAACGAAGATGTTGCTTCAAGCACTTATAAAAAACAAGTTGCACAAGATTTACTTAAAACTTATGACATTTATTTAGCAATTGATAATGATGCTTCTAATAGAGCCGCTTTTAGTGAACTGAATATTCCAACAAAAGACCCAGCAACTATTTCAACGAGCAGATTACTTCGCGCTATCAATCAGGATGCACCACAATATATGCGTGATGCTGCTAAAAGAGGATTAAAACTTAATGCTCAAGGTAAAGGTGGAGCAGGTTTAACAGATAAAACTATTCGCGAAGCAAGACTTATGGCTGATGGTCAAGTTTCTGATGATAAGTGGATTCGTATTGCTGCTTGGATTGCAAGACATTTGGTTGATTTAGATGCACCACAAAATTCTGATTCAGGTGATTCTGGTTATCCAGGTGCAGGTCTTGTTGCTCACTTGCTTTGGGGTTCAGGGCCGAGCAAATCTAATGCTGAAAGAACAATGAAATATGCAGAAAGTGTTGTTGCAAGGATTCGTGAACAAGAATCTTCTAGGTGGTCAAGTGTTAATATATTATTGAGGAAAGAAAAGGAAGCAAAAATGAATAACAAGGTTGAACGCAGAATTAAGAACGATATTGACTTTGAATTAAGGGTAGATAATGCTCAAGCTGATGGAATGAGTTTCACAGGTTATGCTGCCGTTTTCAACAGCAACTCAGAACCGCTACCTTTTACTGAAAGAATTTTACCTGGCGCTTTTAAGCGTTCTCTCAAATCTCGCAACGAAGTGAAACTTTTTAAGAATCATAATATGGATGAGGTTCTAGCCTCAACTCGTTCAAAGACTTTAAGTCTTATTGAGGATTCAACTGGTTTACTTGCTCAAGCAACTTTGCCTGACACTTCTGCTGGTCGCGATTTAGCTGTTCTTATGAAGCGCGGAGATGTTCATTCAATGTCTTTTGGTTTTACTGTTCCTAATGGTGGAGATTCTTGGTCATCAGATGGCACAACCAGAGAACTTAAAGAGATTCGTTTACACGAAGTTTCTATTGTTACAGGATTTCCAGCATACGAAGCAACAACAGCATCTGTCAGATCATTAGATGGTCTTGCACAAGTGCTTGGAATGGATGCAGATATGTTGGAATTTGTTGTTGGAAAACTGGAAGATGGCGAACCACTTTCAAGTGATCAAGCAGATTTAATTTTAGAAATAGTTGCCAAATTACGAGAGGACTCACCAATGGCTGATATGCCACCTGCTGACCAAATGCCAAGCCTTGACCAAATTGTGATGGATGAACTTGCGTCACTAGAAATTAAACGTAAACACCTTGACCTACTATTCAAGGCAACCCATAGTGAATAAAGACCAAATCAAAGAAGCAATCTTAAAAGTTGCTGGTAATCCAGATTCAGGTGCTATTGCTGAGTTGGCTGATGAAATGGCTGAAGCTATTGAACAGATTGATAAACCTGTTGAAACAAAAAAGTTTAATCCGATTACTGAAACAAGAATTCAAGAAGTAAAAGAGACACGTTAAAAGTTTGTTAGACTAATGGTGGTTGCGTGGATGCCACCACCATTTTACTGTCGAGTGAGCCTCGCAGGTTTATATTATCAAAAACTATCCTACAAGGAGTATTCGTGGAATACATTAAACAACAGCACGAAGCTCGTCAAAAGGCTTGGCACGAAGCCAAAGCACTTCTTGACGGTGCAGCAGCAGAAAAAAGAGATTTAACTGCTGAGGAAAATGCAAAATATGAAAATATTTCTGCTGACCTAGATACACGCGCAAAGGTAATCGAAACACTTAAAGCAGATGCAGATCGCGAAATGCGTGCAGCAGAAGCAATGCGTGGATTAGAAAACCAAGCACGCCCAGTTGCAGAAGCAGTATCACAAAATGATGACGCAGAAGCAATCCGTGCATTAGCTCGTGGAGAAGTTCGTTCACACACATTTGAAAAAAGAGACGTACTAAAAAGCAGCACAGGTTCACCAGTACCAACTTCTTTCTACAATCAAGTTATTTTGCTTGCAAGAAATTCAGGCCCAATGTTGGAAACTTCAACAATCCTGAACACAGCAGGCGGAGAAAACTTACAGATTCCATCAATCGCTACATACTCATCTGGAACAGTTGCTTCAGAAGGTGCAGCAATCGGTGAATCTGATCCAGTATTCAACTCATTCGTAACACTTGGTGCATTTAAGTATTCTTTCATCACCCAAGTTTCACGCGAACTTGTTGAAGATAACGGTGTAGACATTCTTGGCTTCTTGGCTTCACAAGTTGGTCAATCACTTGGCTACTCAGTAAACACCGCACTAACAACAGGTACAGGAACAGTAGAACCAAACGGCTTAGTAAGTCGTGCAGGTTCAGCTCTAACTGGAACTTCCCTAAGTCCAACTGCAGATAACCTAATTGATTTGGTTTACTCAGTTGATACAGCAGGTCGTAGATTACCTGGAACTGGTTTCCAAATGAACGGTGCATCAATCGCAGCCGTGCGTAAATTGAAAGATTCAGCTGGATATTACTTATTCCAACCATCTCTTTCAGCAGAAGCACGCGACTTGCTACTTGGTTACTCCATTTACGAAAACCCAGCAATGGCATCAGCAGCTTCAGCAGTTAAACCAGTAATATTTGGTAACTTGCCAAGCTACTATGTTCGTCAAGTTGGCGGAATCAAGTTAGATCGTTCTGATGATTTTGCTTTCAACACAGACCTTGTAACTTTCAGAGCTACATTCCGTGTTGACGGTAACTTGATTCAAACAAGCCACGTTAAATACTTTAAGTCAAGCAACTCCTAAACCGAGCCTTACTTAAAAAAAGTTCTGGGACACGGAGCGCAGGCCGTGTCCTAGACATACTCGTCCCCTATCTGTAATAAGGTAGGGGACACCCTGCGTACATATGGAGACTCTGCGTGAATCGTGAACAAAAAAGATTATTAGCAAAACAAAACAAAAAACAAAACCTACAAAATAATGTCCAACACCCAAGACGTATTCTTTGGGTTTCTAATGCCCCTTGGGCTTCAACTGGTTATGGGCAACAAACAGCTCAAGTAATTCCAAGATTAAAAAAAGATAATAATGATGTTGCAATTGTTGCAAACTATGGTTTAGAAGCCTCTACTTCAAGTTGGAACACAGAGTTTGGTGATGTTCCTATTTATCCTCGCGGTATGGAGCAATGGTCTAATGATGTTATTCCTGCACATATGCACGATTGGGTTGTGCGCGATAAAGATGCTGAACATTTGTTGATGACTTTGTTTGATGTTTGGGTGTTTAAAGGTGAGAAGTGGAGCGAGTGGCCTGTTGCTTCTTGGACTCCTGTTGATCACGTTCCAGCGCCACCAGAAGTTTCTGCTTGGTGCAGACTTCCAAATGTTTACCCGATTGCTATGAGCAAGTTTGGTAAATCAATGTTTGAAAATGTTGATATTGAATCTTGGTATGTGCCTCACGGTATTGAAAAAGTTTTCAAACCAACTAACAAAGTGATTATTGCTAATGGTGAAGCTATTGACCCTAAAGAGTTTATGAGAATACCTAATGACAAATTTGTTGTTGGTATGAACGCAGCAAACAAAGGCATTATGCCTAACAGGAAAGCGTTTGGTGAAAATCTTTTAGCGTTTTCAATGTTTTCTAAAAAATATGATGACGCAATTTTGTATATACATACTGACGCTTCTGGTTCTCTTGGTGGTATTAAATTGATGGATTTAATTATGTCTGTTGGTATTGCGCCTGAGAAAGTTATTTTTGCTGATCCTTATTTGTTGAGGACTGGTGTTAATCAGGAAACTATGGCAGCAATTTATTCACAGTTTGATGTGCTGTTGGCAACTTCTTATGGTGAAGGTTTTGGTGTTCCAACTGTTGAAGCCCAGGCTTGCGGTGTACCAGTTATTGTTTCTGACTTTGCTGCTTCAGCTGAGTTGTGTGGTGATGGTTGGAAGATTGGTGGGCAACCTCTTTGGGATGCTCCACAAAAAGCGTTCTTCCATATTCCTAACATTCCTGAAATTGTTGATGCACTCACACAGGCGTATAACAGAACTCGTGGTCTATCTCAAAAGGCAATTGACTTTGCTAAGCAATATGATGCAGATTTGATTTACGAGACTCAATGGAAACCAACTTTAGACAGCATCTTCAGCAGGGTTGCTTCAGATGCCCTTAAAAAGCCCACAGAAGCAAAATAAAGACCTTTTATGACTTGGGGTGAGTAACTTGATACCTGCAATGATTGTGCCAGTTTTAACACGTTATGATCTTTTAGACAGGATGATTGAGTCAATCAACTATCCAATCAAAGACTTACTCATAATTGACAATGGGGCAAAGACAACTGATTGGTCGCCTACCTGGAATCAATGGGTTTCTAAAGTTTGGCATCTAAAGTTTCCCTCAAACCTAGGTGTGCCTGTTTCTTGGAATCTTGGAATCAAATCTTTACCTATGTCTGACTACTGGCTTATAGCAAACTTTGATATTGAGTGGGGTGGTGATTCGTTAAAACTATTTGCTGAACAATCTTCTGCTGACAAGTTGTTGCTATCTAATGGAAGCCCAGAGTGGTGCGCTTTCAGTATCGGATCAAAGGTTGTTCAAAAGGTTGGTTTGTTTGATGAATCTTTTGTTCCAGCTTATTTTGAGGACACCGATTATAGGCGCAGAGCAGACTTTTTTAATATAAATGTTGAATCATCTTTTATACCAGTAGCGCACGATAATTCATCAACACTTAAAGCAGGATTCCAAAGGCAAAACGATTTAAGTTTTGGTGCAAACGCTGACTATATGAGTGACAAAGTTAAAACACAAAACTTTACTGAGGGTAAATGGGATATTAAACGCAGGAGACAACTCGGATGGGATTAAGAGTTTATACAGGTGGAACTTTTGATTTGTTTCACGCAGGTCACGTCAAGTTTCTTAAACGCTGCCAAGAACTTGCAGGACTTTCTGGTGTTGTAACTGTTTCACTTAATACAGATGAGTTCATTTATGAATACAAAAAAGTTAAACCAATCTTGAGCTATCAAGAAAGATTTGAAGTTTTATCTTCCTGCAAATATGTAAATTTTGTTGTTCCTAATACTGGTGGTGCTGATTCAAAACCTGCTATTGAGGAATGTAAACCTGATTTGATAGCGATTGGTTCTGATTGGGCTAGGAGAGATTATTACAAGCAGATGCAGTTTGATCAAGACTGGTTGGATGAGCACAACATTAGTTTGATTTATATTCCTTACACCAAAGGCATTTCTTCTACTCTTATTAAACAAAAAATATGATTATTGATGCAATAACTTTTGGTGGCGAAGTAGATATGCTTGAGGGTCGCCTTGAAACTAAATATGATGATGTGGATGTTTTTGTAATAGTTGAGGGCGATTTGATGTATGCCAATCAACCTAAAGGTTATTTGTATGAAGAAAATCTTGATAGGTTTGAGAAGTTTTCTGACAAAGTTGTCTATACAAAAATTAAATCGTTGAATAATAATGATGCTTGGGCTAATGATTATCATCAAAGAAGTCAGCTAAGTGGTGCAGTTAAAAATGTGGTTCAGTCTAATTCAGATGTTGTAATTGTTTGCGATACAGATGAATGGTATGACAGCAATGTTGTTAAAGATTTAGATAAAGTTATTGCTTTCAATATGCCTAAATATCATATGAGCCTTTACTGGTATCACAAACACGAACTGACTGGTATTGCTGGGGCGTGGAAATTTTTGAATGGTAAAGATTTGAATAATGAGCGTTGGGCTAGAAACTCTTTTGAGTCTGTCACTTGTGGTCATCATTTGACTTCTATGGGGAGTTTAGATTACTTGATTAGAAAGGTGAGGGGTTTTGCCCATCAAGAACTTGTTTCAAATGATGTGGATGAGCAGTTAAAGCATTGTTGGATTTATGGTCACGATTTAGCAAACGAACAATTTACGGAAATAACTTTAGAGTCAGCAAATTATCCTAAGTGGATTATGGAACATAAAGCACCTGCTGGTTGGTATAGGAAACGACCTTGATTGTTATTGCCACAACTCCTGGTAGAGAGAATTGGTTGGCACAATGTTTAACTTCTATTACTAAACCTGTGATGGTGTTATCGGATTTCACTTTTGAACTGGGAAAGATAAATTGGTTGTTCAACAACACTAACCTTGAACGTTTCTTTTTTTTGCAAGATTCTGTGGTCATCAAAGATGAGCGAGTATTTGAGTTACTAGATGACAACGCTTCGATTGCGTTGAGTAGTGATCCAAGCATTTATGGAATGTATTTAGGTATTTATGAGCGAGAGCATTTGGCAAAAATTGATATTCCTATTCCTAAGTCTAAAAGGGAAGCCATTGATTATGAGATGAGTTGGACAGCAAAATATTGTCAGGCTGCAAAGAATGTGCGTATTGCTTTTCCTGACCTAGCTGATAGGAACGCCACCAAAAAAGAGATAGTCTTTGGCAGAGAGAATCTTGTTTTAGAAAACGATTTTTTGATTAAATACAAAGGTAACTGGGGTCAGTTAGTAGTCTAAACTGGTACTAGAACTTAGGAGCAATCTTGGCAATTTCAAATGGGTATGCCTCACTTGTAGAAGTGAAAGCAGCCTTACGCATTACCGATACAGTTGATGACTCATTGCTGGAGATGGCAGTTGAATCTGCTTCCAGACTTATTGATGGTTACGCTGGTCGCATATTTTATTCAGCAGGAACAGCAACTAGATATTTTGTTGCACAAGACGATTTCAATGTTGAAGTAGATGACCTTGCAAACGGAACTGTAACTATTACTACAGCTCAAGACGCTGATGGCGTTTTTGATACAACTTGGGGAACAGACGATTATCAACTTGAACCACTTAACGGTGTTCTAGATGGAATGAACTGGCCTTACACAAATATTCGTGCAGTTGGTGACTACTTGTGGCCTATTACTGGTGGCGAAGCACTAATTAAGGTTCAAGGAACTTTTGGTTGGCCTAGTGTGCCAATTGCAATCAAACAGGCTTGCATCATTCAGGCATCAAGAATATTCAAACGTTTGGACAGCCCACTTGGTGTAGCAGGATTTGGTGACCTAGGTGCAATTAGGGTTTCATCACAACTTGATCCAGATGTTGCACAACTTGTAATGCCGTACAGACGGATGAGGAATATTCTCTAATGGCATCTGTTGGCGAAATCAGAACTGGTTTAGCGACAAGACTGGCAACAATAACAGGACTGAGAACCTCAGCTCTAATGCCAGATTTACCTAACCCACCTGTTGCAATCGTTATCCCAGATAACATAAGTTTTGATGACACATTCCACAGAGGGATGGACACATTTACTTTTAGAATATTTTTGATTGTTGGCAGAGCAGATGAAAGAACAGCACAAAACTCTATTGATGGTTACTGTGCAACCTCTGGTTCGTCATCTGTCAAAACAGCAATCGAGGGTGATAAAACCTTGGGTGGTAAAGCCTTTGATTGTCGGGTTACTTCAATGTCTAACTATGGTTCAAGTGTGATTGGTGAAACCACCTATCTGTCTTGTGAGTTCATAGTTGTCGTTTATGCCTAAACCTGAAGTAATATAGAAGCAACAGACTTTCATCTGTTACGCGTAACAAGAAAAGATAAGGAAACAAAATGGCAAAGTTCGCAGCGAATGACTATTTTGTTAGCATTAACGGAACAGATTTTTCTACTTCCCTTAACTCAGTTGAATTGGCTGAAGAAGCTGACAATCTAGAAACAACTGCTTTTGGTTCAACTTGGAGAACCAGAATCGGTGGCTTGAAACAAGCATCATTAACACTTAACTTTATGCAAGATTTTGCAGCAGGTTCAGTTGATGCAGTATTAAATCCATTATTAGGATCAATCGCTACTGTAGTTGTAAAAGCTACAAGTGGTACTGTAAGTGCAACAAACCCTACCTACACAATGCAGGCATTAGTAACCCAATACTCACCATTCGCTTCAAGCGTTGGAGATATTGCTACTCTTTCTGTAACTTGGCCTGTATCAGGTTCAGTAGTTAGAGCAACCGCTTAACAACAAAGGAAACAAATGAAAATCAACCTGCGCGTTAATTATCAAGATGGTAATTCTAAAGAAGTAGTTTGTTCAGCTAGAGATTTAGTTGCCTTTGAGGAAAAATACAGCAGGTCAGTAGCAAAACTCGAATCAGAGTTCAAACTTACTGATCTGCTTTTCCTTGCTTGGCATTCTGAAAAAAGAACTAACGCAACTAAAAAAGAATTTGACAACTGGCTTGACGAAGTTGATGAAATTCAAGTAAGCGATAACGACCCAAAATAAAACCGCTCGGAGAATACTCTGAGCATTGGTTTATTGCTTATTTAGCTTGTGAAACTGGGATTGCTCCCTCTTTGCTTTTACAAGAGTCTGACCGTATGCTTTTCACAATGGGTATGTACCTGCGTTGGCGTGCAACTACAGGAAGAACAAACTAATTGACTGCTGAAGTTCAGATTAAAGGTATTGCAGGGGTCAATGAGATGATTCGGGAACTTAAACAAATTGAACCTGAGTTGTATAAAGAATTGCGTAAAGATTTGATTTCTGATGTTAAACCTTTGTATCAAATTATTAAATCTCGTATTCCTATTGAAGCACCACTATCAGGTATGTATAACAATGGTCGTCTTGGTTGGGGTCAAACTATTCGTGTTTCAGCAAAAATCAATATGCGTAAACGCAGAGGATATACAAGTCTTTTGACTGTTAAGACCTCTAATGCTGCTGTTGAAATGGTTGATATGGCTGGTAAAGCAAGTCAAGGTAAGACCGCTTCAGGTAAAGCAATGATTAAAAACTTGCCTGGAACACCATCTCGTTATGTTTGGAAAGCAGCAGAACGCTACTTGCCACAAATTATTGAATCAGCAAATAAAACTTTAGAAAGATACTCTAAAATAAAGAATAGAACACTCGAATTTATACCAAAGGATTAAGGATTTATTGTGGCAATTAATATTCCTATTGTCAGTCAATATAACCCCAAGGGTGTTAATGACGCCAACAGAAGTCTTGGTGGTTTTGATAAAAGCGTAAAAGCATTAGGTAAATCTTTGGCTGGCGTTTTCGCTGCTAAACAAGTAATTTCATTCTTTGCTTCAACTGTTAAAGGGGCAATGGAAGATCAGAAAGCCCAGGTTCAACTTGAGAAATCTATTAGAAACACAACTAATGCCACAAGCCAACAAATCAATGGTTTACGCAGTTTCATTACTCAAACACAATTTTCTACTGGTGTTCTTGATGACCAGTTAAGACCAGCATTAAATAGACTTGTTTTGTCTACTGGTGATGTTGAGAAGTCACAAAAACTTTTAACTCTTGCTCTTGATATTTCTGCTGGTACAGGAAAAGATTTAGAGAGCGTGACGACTGCGCTTTCAAAGGCTGCGGGTGGGCAGTTTACAGCGTTACAAAGACTTGGTGTTGGTTTAGATAAATCAATTATTGCGACAAAAGATTTAGATTTGATTACAGGCGTTTTAACTAATAAATTTCAAGGTCAGGCTGCTGCTGCCGCTCAAACTTTTGCTGGACAAATGGGAATACTTAATGCCAAAGCTAAAGAAGCATCTGAAACTATAGGTTATTCCTTAATCAAAGCGTTTGAAATTTTTAGTGGTGGTGGTGGGGCTGGTGCATCATTTGGTGACCTGTTATTAAAAATTGCAGATATAGTTTCCAGTTTCATTATTGGTATAGCAGTTGCAATCAAAAAAGTTACTGACTTTACAAAAAGCATTATAGAAAGTAGTCCATTTTTACAAAGATTTTTTGAGGCTTTATATAATGTTGCCAAATTATTGATAGATATAAATCCGCAGTTTGCTGCCGCTAAGGCATATTACAGTCTTGGTGAAGAAGTTAAAAGAAATGAATTAGCAACAAAAAGTGCTGGTGACCGTTATCAATTAATGGGTGAAAAACTTTATGGCGTTAAATCAGCAACAGATAAAACAATTCCAACAATTGAAAAGGCAACTAAGGCAGTTAAAGGTCTAAGTGATGCTCAAAAAGAAGTTATTAACGCAAACATAAAATTACAAGAAAGCATTGTAAATAATTTACAAACTTCTTTGTCGTCTGCCGAAAATTCTTTGAGTGATGTTACTAACAAATTTGATGATTTGAATAAAACCATTTCTGGTTCTGTTACAGATATTGTTGATTTTGGTTCAGCACTTGAATCAGGAAATTTCTTGGATGCTTTGACTAAACAAGCTCAGGATGCAACAAGTTTTGCTGACAAAGTTAAACAACTTATTGTTATGGGCTTGTCTGAGCGTGGCATTCGTGAATTGTTAAATGCAGGTTTTGATGCTGGTTCTTTGATTGCCGACCAGTTAATTGCTGGTGGTGCAACTGTTGTTCAGCAAATAAATACTTTGCTTGATTCTGTGAATATTGTTGCTGAGACTGTTGGTCGCCTTGGTGCGCAAACTTTTTATCAACAGGGCATTGATCAAGGCAATGCTTTGGTTGATGGCATTAAATATGCTTTGGCTGGCGCTCAAGCAGAGTTAGATAAATTGCGTGAAAGTTTAACTGCCCCAGGAAGTAAAGCAACAGGTTCTGTTAGCACAGGCGTAAGTGTGGATACTGGGTCAAAAGGAACTCCAACAATAGATACACCACCACCTAAGCAATTAACTCAGATGGAAAAAATTATTCAAGCAGCAGGTGGTGCTGCATCAACTTCTGCTTCAAGAAGTTATACCGCTATGGCTGCAGCAATGGGTAAGATTCGTTTGGCTAAAGGTGGAATTGTTACTGGCCCAACTAATGCTCTTATTGGTGAGGCTGGCCCTGAAGCTGTTATTCCTTTATCAGGTCGCAACTCTGGTCTTATGAGCGCTGTTTACAACATTAACGTTACAGCTGGTGTTGGAACTAATGGTGCGCAAGTTGGGCAACAAATTGTTGAAGCAATCAAAAAGTATGAGCGCACTTCTGGTCAAGTATTTGCGAGAGCATAAATGGGTTTACCAACAAAAACAGTTGAGATTGGTTTTGATTTAAGTTCTGCTGGTGGGCCGTTCTTTACTTTAGATGATGCTGTTCAAGGTGTTTTAGATAACACAAGTTTTACGCTTGGTGGATCACTTTTTTACGATGTCTCACAGTATGTTATTTCAATCAATACTAATCGTGGTCGTTCACGCGAGTTAGATAAATATAATGCTGGCTCTTTAGAAGTAATATTTGATAATCAAACGAGAGTTTTTGATCCATTAAACTCAGCAAGTCCTTATGCTGGACAGATTGTTCCTCATCGTGAAATAAGAGTTAAATCAAATGGTTCAGCTGTATTTTATGGCCTGATTGATGATTGGAATTTGAACTATAACCCTGGTGGAGATAATACTGCCGCCGCTTTGGCGTCAGATGGTTTCACCCTTTTGGCTCAACAAACTTTGTCAGCTTATACAGCAACACCTCAATTAACTGGTGCAAGAATTAACGCAGTTTTAGATAGACCTGAAGTTGGTTGGGATACAACAAACAGAAATATTGATACTGGCACTATTAACTTGCAAGGTGATGTTGTTGCAGATGGTGATGGTGTTCTCAACTATTTACAAATTGTTGAAACTACCGAATCAGGAAGTTTATTTATTGACAAATCGGGAAAAATAACTTTCCAAGATACTTTATCTGGCCCAAGTTCTACAGGTTTAGTAACTTTGACGGATGATGGAACAGGAATACCTTTCAGTAATGTGGCTGTTGTTTACGGCTCAGAACTTTTGTATAACCGTATTGTTATCACAAGGACTGGTGGCTCACCCCAAGTTGCTCAAGATACTGATTCACAAAACTCTTACGGTATTTCATCATTAAATATTGATGGACTCCTATTCAGCTCTGATACAGACTCTTTGGCATTAGCCAACTCATTATTAGGTGCATACTCCGAACCAGAATATCGTTTTGACTCAATTACTGTTCAAATGTCAGAACTTTCAACAGCGCAACAAAACTCTTTACTTGCTTTAGATTTAACAGATCAAGTCAAAATTAAGTTCACACCAAATCGTATTGGTTCTCAGATTGTGAAATATGGTCAGATTACTGGTATTGAGCATAGAGTTGGCGTATTTATTCACGAACTTACTTTTAGATTTAGAACCCTTGAATATGCAGAATTTGTGCTTGATGATGCTGTATTTGGTCTGCTCGACACAGGGCGTTTAGGCAATTAGAATAATGACAAGATAGAGGAGTAATTTAATGGCTGGTGCAGGTTTTAAGACTTTTACTGCTGGTGATGTGCTAACCGCAGCACAGGTTAATACATATTTGATGCAACAAAGCATTATGGTTTTTGCTGGTACTGCCGCTCGTGCTTCTGCTATCGCTTCTCCAGCTGACGGCTATTTTTCTTATTTATCAGACACAGATCAACTTTCTTATTACAACGGCACAGCTTATGTGAATGGCCCAGGTGCAAGACCAACCCTTGTTGCGCCACAAGAACTTGTAAACACTTCCGCTTCAACAGCAACAGGCACAGTCACAATTAATGCTGCAACGGATTCTGTTACTTATTACACAGCTAATGCTTCAGCTAACTTCACAATCAATTTAAGAGGCAACGCTTCTTTGACTATGAATAATGCTTTACAAACTGGTGAATCTGTTACTTCAGTATTTTTGAACACTAATGGAACAACGGCTTACTATCCAACTGTTATTCAGGTTGATGGTGGTACTGCTGGTGTTTCAACTAAGTGGCAGGGTGGTGCTGCACCGACAGCAGGTAACGCTAGCTCAATTGATTCTTATTCTTTCTCGGTTATTAAGACTGCTGGTTCTGCGTTTACTGTTTTGGCTTCGCAAACCCAGTTCAAATAAAGGATCGTTAGATGCCTATTCGTGGTTCTTTTGCTGGTGCTTCAGCGCGCGCCTATGGTTTAGGTGCAGGTACTAAAAAACCTTTTATAATTGATTATTTAGTTCTTGCTGGTGGTGGTACTGGCGCAGCATCAAATAACGGAAACAATGGTACTGGTGGTGGCGGTGCAGGTGGATTAAGGTCATCTGTTTCACCTACTGGTGGTGGCGGAACTGCTGAATCACAATTAACTTTACTTTATGGGACAAGTTATACAGTAACTGTTGGTGCTGGTGGAACTGGGGTAACAAGTGGTGGCTCTCAAGGTAATAACGGAAACAACTCAGTATTTTCAACTATTACTTCTACTGCTGGTGGTGGCGGTGGATATATTGGAGCAGGTCGTACTGGTGGTGCTGGTGGTGGTGGCGGTGCTGTACAAGGGGGTGCTTCACAAAGTGGTGGTACTGGTACAGCAAATCAAGGTTTTAATGGTGGAGCATCAGGTGGTAACGGAAGTGCTAACTTTTTAGGTTCTGGTGGTGGTGGTGGTACTGGCGCAGTTGGTGGAGTCGGTGGCACTCCTGGTGCAGGTGGAGCAGGTGGAGCAGGAGTAACAAATTCAATTTCTGGAACAGCAACTATTTATGGTGGCGGAGGTGGTGGACCTCAAGGAAATGCTGGTGGCAACAATGGCGCTGGTGGTTCTGGTGGGGGAACTTCTGGTGCTGCTGGTTCTACAAGTAATGCAACTGCCAATACAGGTGGCGGTTCAGGTGGCGCAAATGCTACAGGTGGAACTCCAACTTCAGGTAATGGTGGTTCAGGAATTGTTATTATTGCTTATCCAGATTCACTTCCAGCATTGACTTCAATTAGTGGTGGTTTGACTTATGACCAACCAACTCGCGCAGGTTATAGAGTTTACAGATTCACAGCGGGAACAGGACCAATAACAATATAATGGCACATTACGCATTTCTTGACGAAAACAATATTGTTACCGAAGTAATAGTAGGTAAAGATGAAACAGAATTGATTGATGGATTGAGTCCTGAAGTTTGGTATGGTAATTTTAGAAATCAAGTTTGTAAAAGAACTTCATATAATAAAAATTATCGTAAAAATTATGCTGGAATTGGTTACAGATATGATGAACAACTGGATGCTTTTATTCCACCAAAACCAGAACAAGGTGAATGGGTTTTAGATGAAACCAGTTGTTTATGGGTAGAATCAATTTAAGAAAAGGAAACTAAATGAAACTATCAATCGTAAAAGACGTACTTTTTAGATCAATTGCTTTATTTATGACTATGGCACTTCCTGCTATCGGTGCTGGTGCATTCGCTGGTGTTGAACCAGTCCAATCAGCATTGATCGCTGGAGCATTAGGTGTGTCAAAGGTGCTTACAGATTTAGCCAAAGCATTCTTAGATGATGGACAACTTACACAAGAAGAAGTTGATGCTGTATTCAAACGTGCCAACAAAAAAGGTGAGGGTGGCAAGTAAGAATGGGTTTACCAATTAAAGATGGCAAAATCACAACAGCCTACAAAAAACTTGGCAAAATGTGGTCAAAGGGTTATCACACAGGAGTTGATTTTGCTGTCCCACAAGGAACAGACATTCTCGCTGTTGCTGATGGCAAGGTTGCTAACGCTAACTGGGGCAAAGCCTACGGAACTCACATTGTTCAAAAGATTGATGGTAAAGATGAATGGGTTATTTATGCTCATCTTTCAAAATCTTTGGTCAAAATTGGTGACGAAATTAAAAAAGGGCAACACATAGGAGAATCAGGTAATACTGGTAATTCTTCTGGCCCACATTTACATTTTGAAGCTAGAAACAATGTTCGTTGGTCTGCTGGTCAAGATGTTGATCCGAAAGAAGTTCTGGAAACATAATTGAATAGGCGCACCAAACTGCGCTTAATCCTTTGTTTACTCTTACTGGGCTTTGTTATGTCCCCAGCATTTGCTGACGAAACAACTATTAACCTTAATCAGGAAACACCATATGTTGATATTCCTATCGAGGCCACAGAACCTACCACTATAACTATTCAAACAATTACTGGCACACCACAAAACAATCCTGGCTTTGTTGATTCTTGGATTGAACTTTGGCAAGGAACAACACGTTTATTTCTTAATGATGATGGAGCACATTCTGCAACAAATGTTTTGGCTTCCATTATTACCAGACCTATTGATGCAGGTTTGTATTTTATTCGTTCAACTTCTTTTGTAGGGGCTGTAACAAATTACAGTCAAAGACCTACTGGAACTTATCTTTTAACTTGGTCAGGTGTGACAACTGTTCCAACGGCTCCACCGACTCCTGCTGAAACTATTACACCAAGCCCTGAACCGACACCAACTATTGAACCAAGTCCAACAATAGAACCAACGCCAGAACCAACCCAAACACCACAAGAAGATAACTCCAATAATGAACCCACTTCACCTGAGGTAATTCCGACTTCAGAACCAATCCCAGAGCTGCCAGAGATAGAAGTGATACCACCAGAGATAGTTGAGCAAATAGTTGAAACAGAAACAATTGAAACTCCAATCATTGAGCCTGAGTTGAGTGTAGAGGAACTGCAAGAACAAATGCAAGAGCAAATCAATTTGGAATACATAGCTGAAAATACAATAGAATTAGAGTTACCAATTGCGCTTGCAGAAATACCTGGAATTGCTGAAGTTTTTGCGGCAACTGAAGCGATATTAAATGTTGGATCAGATATGACTCAGGAACAACGCGAGGAATCACAGTCTGTTGTTGTTGGCGCAATTGTTGTCACCCAGATTGCTTCTATGGCTTCTGCTGCATCTGTTCAGGCTTCCAGTAAACGTAATGAGACGAAAAGGATTAAAAACAAATGATGAATTGGGTTAGAAAATATGTTGTTGCTATGTCAGGTGATATTTGGACTTATGTGGGTTTGCTTATTGCTTATTTCACTTTGGATGGGTCAGCAAAGAAAGTAACTGGTGTTTTAATCATTGGTGGTCTGTTAATATGGCTAGTAACTTTGCCGATTAGAGACAATGATGACTGACACAATAATTATGGCTGGCCAGATTGCTGGAGCACTTTCAGCTATCGGAGCAGTTGTTTTTGTGATTGTTAAGTACGCTGTTGTTAGACCTATCCAAACTTACATTGACCTGCGCACTCATCAGATTCAGCCAACAACTAATGGCGGTCGTAGTCTCTCGGATGTTGCTCTTGGTATTCAAAGGGTTGAACGCAAAGTTGAAACTCTTAATAAGCGTGTGGACACGCTAGAAAACACGCTCAAAGTCCCCCAAATCTAGGAATTGTCAGACTACCCTTGTAAGGTCTGTATAACAGGCTTTAGAGAGGACACAAAATTGCCTAACATTACTGATCCCCAAATATGGGACAAACTATCTATTCAAGCTAAAACAAAATGGCTTGCTATTCAAGCTGATTTGGCTGACCCAAGGTGCTCTGCGTGCTATAACTGGGTTTGTAATTGTGGAGAGGATTACTGATGGCTTGGGACTTATCAAACTACGAAACAGTTGATTCTCGTATTCACAAGTTTTGGGAACTTTATCCAAACGGCAGATTAGAAACAGAATTAATTGCATACTCAGATAAGCAATACATTGTTAAGGCATCTGTTTGGAAAGATATGAATGACCCATTTCCATCTGGTGTTGATTATGCTGAGGAAACTATTGGTTCAAATCCAGTAAACCGAACAAGCGCTTTAGAAAATTGTGCCACTTCCAGCCTCGGTAGAGTTTTATCGGACATTGGGCTGTCAAAGGTTGGCAACAGAGCCTCTGCGACTGAGATGAGCAAGGCAGAACGAGTCGGTAATCAACCAATGGTTGTTTCTGGTGGGCCAATGGCAAGAGCTAAAGCAAGTGAAAAACAAATAGGTTTTGCAATTTCAATGCTGAAAGAAATCGCACAACGATTGGAGTTCAGCAACGAGGATGTAATGAAATGGGCGTGTGAGGAATACAAGTGCCAAACACTTGAAGATTTCTCTATGAAACAAATTTCACATTTCATTGCAGATTTGCAAAAAACAAAACAACAAGGTGAATCGTCTGTGTTCTATAACTTGGTGCGAGCCAAAAAAGGTGCAGATTATGATCCTTGGGAAACGCCTAAGAACTAACAAAGGAAACTATTGCTAGAAACTATCCTTGCAATGCTTGCGCCAACTTATGTTGAGCAAGACTCAAGAATGGAAATAACAGCAGTAAGAAGTTATGTTCAAGGACAGTACTCGAAACGACAATGGGCTTGTATAGACGAGTTGTGGCAGAGGGAAAGTTCTTGGGGTACAAGTCGGATGCCTTGGTTAGCTGAGAACGCGAGAAGTGGTGCTTATGGCATTGTTCAAGCGCTTCCTGCTCGCAAGATGCGAAGCCACGGTGACGATTACAGAACTAATCCAATGACCCAGGTTAAATGGGGAATGGATTACATAACTGAACGCTATGGCTCACCTTGTGATGCTTTAGAGTTTCATAACAAAAGAGGTTGGTACTAAAGGTGAATCCTGCGCTCATCTTCCAAGCAATACTTTTAATTATTCTTGGACTCGCTGGTTTTGTCACACTAGTTTCTAATTTTAAGCGCTATTGTGATACAACTGAGAAAGAGGATGAATGAAACAAGTACGCCCTTATGGCACAGTTGAGAAACGTGCAAATAATAAATATCGGGTAAGAATTGGTAAGAAGCACGGCGCTCAAACTTTAGGAACTTTTCATTCTAAGATTGAAGCTGAGGAAGCTTTAGCAAAGTTTATTAAAGAGCAAGATATTCAAGATGAAAAATACAAGAATGTTCCTATAAATACTGATACAAAGCCTTGGGCAGAAATTGGTTTAGATGGTGGCGAGTTAGCAACTGGTGTTTTGACTGAGCCTCTGGGTGATGATTGGTCAGCGATTCTTAAATCGTTTGGGCTTGATCCAACAGTTTTTGAGGTTGTTGGTGACAAGGTAAGAATGTCTAAGTGGCAGTCCTCTAAACGCCTTGAGAATGGTGACAGGGATTTGATTTGGCTTTACTCCTATCGTGCAACTTTTGGGAGAAGAAAAGTAGCCAAGATTGATGACATTGATATTGACACAATAAGAAAGAACATTAGAAGTTTTAAGCCAAACAACATAAAGCCTAATAATGAAACATCAACAACCTTTGTGGTTTTATGGGCTGATTGGCAGATTGCTAAGAGCGCATCTGGTGGTGTCAAAGGCACAATAGATAGAGTTTTAGCTTCATTCAATAAAACTGTTCAACGTGTTGAGGAACTTAAAAAGGCTGGTCGCAACATTGAACAAATTGCGTTCGTTAATATGGGCGACCCAATAGAGGGCTGTGATGGGCATTATTCAAGCCAATTGTTTTCAGTTGAACAAACTCAACGCCAACAACTTTTAACAGCTCTAGATTTGTGGACAACAGGTGTGACAACCCTTGCAGGTTTGGCTGCGCGCACCAAGTTTATTTCAACACTTTCTAATCACGGCGAATGGATGAGACGTGGTAATCGTTCTGTAACAACCGATTCTGATTCTGCTGATGGTTTCCTAGCTGATACTTTGAAAAGAATCTTGGATGGTTATGACATTGTTGATGATTGGCACATACCTCACGACCAAATGAGTATGCAAATAAATCTTTCAGGTATTGAATGTGCTTTCACTCACGGTCACAAAATTCAAGGTAAAGAGCTGGAGTGGTTGCGCGCACAATCTTTAAGACTTCTTAGAGACAATGGTTCAGAACCTAGAATCTGGTTTACGGCACATAAACACCATATTAAGATTGATGATTTTGGTGCATTCACACGTTTTCAATGCCCATCTTTAGACACAGACGGATCAACTAATGGTGGCTCAAAATGGTTTACAGATATGTCTGGAATATGGTCATCTCCTGGAACAATGACTATGTTGGTCGGTCAGCACGACAAAAAAGGTTGGAGTGACTTAGCCGTTTTATGACAAGTGAGCAACTAGCAAAAGCGATAAGTCACGCCATCTCAAATGTGGAGAAACGTATT